TCCTCATTTTATTATTTTAAAAAAATTCTAGCTTAATGCTACAGAGCCAACGTTTTCTAGAATCGTGCCATTACCAGCAGAATCCACATAAACCGCTAAAGCCTCATCAGGCGCATTCAATGTAGCAACATTGTTTGTACCGTCAAAAGTTCCAGATGTTAATGTTAGCGTGTGTGCAGCAGTTCCAGATGCGCTTGTATCTTTAACAATAAACAGCCCAGGGTGGTTAGCAAAATCAGCAATTGTTGCCGCAACAACAACAGTTGCATGATTTAGTTCTACCGACTGCTTACCAGAAGAAACAGCACCAGAAGCTGTTAGCTCTTGAACTGCACTGGCTGAGGTTGTTCCTTGGAGAACCAACACATTAAATTGATCATTATCAACTGCACTTTCTAAAGCAAGCGCACAATAAGTATCACCGACAAAAGCCGTTACTACATCACCAGCAGAATCTGTTTTTAGAAAATCACCAGCTGTAATAGTGCCACCAGCAATAGCAGTTGCGCCACCACCCATAGAAGCGATTTCAACAGATTTACCAGCTGTAGGTAGATTTTGAACAAATCCAATGGTAGCTGCATTGGCACCTGCCACATCTACCGCACCATCAGAAGATAGAACGACAGCTTTATATTGAGAAGACGACAGATCAGAACCTGCCGCAAGGTTTATAATTTTAGAAGGGGTTGCTATACTAGGCATATCCTTAATTCCTTATTTTATGTTTATAAAAATTCCAACTATTTTTAGCTGGCTTTTAGTAATGAAGGGTTAGCTGATGTAACTCTTTTAGCTGCTTCAGTGAAGGTTATACCCTCTTCTTTAACTAGCTTATCAGCTTCTTCAGTGAATTTAGCAGAAGCAATATTTGCCTCATCATCCTCTGAGCTTGCGCCACTTCCTGCTTCTTTTAGGTTAATACCTGCAACTGCATTTTTAGCAAATTCTGCAATATCGCTATCCATAAAAGCCGCACGTTGGGCTTCTACTACGTTGCCATTTGAAAGCATTGTGTTAAATTGAGCTTCTTTGTCTTTCTTAGCGTTTTCAGCAGTAAGATCTTTTACCGTTCCACTCAACTTTGTTACCGTATCGCTAAGCTTTTTAATATCAGCATCCTTAGCTTTAACAGCTTCATCAGCTAATTTTTTAGCCTCAGAAAGCTTTTTAGCCTCAGCACCAGCTTCAGCAGTTTTTGTAGTGAAACCTAGCTTTTCGCCAAGTTGCAATTTTTCATCCTCAGATAATTCACCTACGGACTCAAGTATTTCTTTAAAATCAACCATGTTAGTTTCCTTATTTTTGTTGTTAATGGGGTTGTTAATAATAGCCTCAGAAAATATAGGCTGCATATCTTTAACATGCGGTCTATTTGTTATACCAGCACCATATAAAGTAGCACCGTATTCTTTCTTAGTTTCTGAATCGACATAATCAAGATCAAATTCAGCAGAAATATATCTTATTTCTTTTCCTAGTATTTTTTCCTTAGCCTTATCAGTCCATTCAACACGAACCCAAAGCTCAGAATCATTTTCTTTTAATTCAACTTCTTTAACCCAGCCAGCCGCCTCAGCATGTGAATCGTGGAAATAGTCAATTGCTATATCCACTCTCCGAGCATTGCGATCAAAGTTCAACTTAAATTCTCTAAGAACTTCCTCAGTAATATCAAATTTGCCATAATAGGCATGATTAAACTCACCCTTTCGGATGAGCTGAACCCACTCAATATCTTTTTCGGGCATGTCTTGAAGTGCGAAATGGTATTTCTTAGACATAGTGCCTCCAATTTACTTACACGCTATATATAGTATATTAACATATATTAATTGTAAAATAAAAATATTTACAACTATTAATTGTAGAATATTCTATTTCACATAATTAGTATGTAGATTGTAACACATAAGCCTAGAAGGTCTTGCTTTTCAGTATCTTAGCAACTTGATCTGGTGTACCAGTAGGAGTTAAGCCTATTGGATTCACTGGAAGGTTGTTTTTTTGTCCCTTCAGTTGCGCCCTTACTGTTGATTCGCATTTGTGGTGGTATGGCGGCAAATCCGCTCTATCATATTCCTCTTTTGAAAACACCCTGCCAGCAAGTTCTTTGCAAATTGGTGCATCAGGATCTGGATTAACAATAACAAAACTTTCTATCTCTTCAAATACTTCAGGCGTTTGAAATACTGCATTCCTTGCGCTGTTTACAGCACCAGATGTTGCATTTGTTGCCACCGTTGAAAGCACACCTGTTGCAGTATAAGATTTTGCCGCATCGTTCATATCAGCAATCAAAGCATTAACGCTATCTGTAGTATCAAGCTTTTGCGAGGCAATAAAGAACATCCTCTTTTTCAACTCAGCATCTTGATCTAGAACTATCTGATCTATGTTAGCACGTAGCTTATCCCTTAATGCAAATGGTAAAGTTTTTAGCAAATCATTGAACTCATCAAATTTGATGTTGTCCATTTTCAGCTCTTTTGTAACATTCCTTGTTGCCTCTTCTGAAAGCCTAGCCATTTCCAAGCGTAATTTCTGCTTGTAATCACGCCGTGCAGGTATATCAGTTTCAGTTAGGATTTTGCGCCTCTTGGCAACATTTGTTTCTGCTTTGAACTGTTTAGCTATTTTGTTTAAATAGAGCTGTGTGCGTTCCTCAAGTTGTGTTTGCATAAGGGTGTGAACGTTATCAGCTCTATTGTTTATGAATACTGAAGCATTGTTACTTTCCGAAAATTTAACGCCCTCAGCTAGTCTTTTTTTTTCTGCATCCTTATCTTTTGGCTCATTAGGTGCAACACTTTCTTTCTTGCTTTGTGCCGCCCTTCCTTTTCCTTCTGCATCAAGCCTTTCTTTTTGATCTTGCGGTATTACTGGTAAATCATAGTCACGGCTCATAGCATCTTCTAATTGATCAGTATCACGAATAATGCCAGCATTTTTAAGCATAACGATAACCTCAGCACGCTCTTTGCCGTTCTTGTTATTAACATCAGTTGCTTTAATTTGTGGGTATGCAACACGCTTGCCATACTTAGCATCAACCAATTTCTTAACTATGTATTTTTCTACAGCATCACCAATAGTTTCAGAGTAGTTTTCTATGCCATTCAAGAATAATGTTGATTGATCCTTTCCTAAATTGACACCAGATTGCCCTTTCATTCCAAGTTCTAGGAACCCAGCAAGGAAAGATTTAGACATTCTACGATCTTCTGAATCAATTGCATTCTCAACAGCATCAGCATCAAAATCAATCTTAGTAACATCAACCTCAAACCCATCAGGCATTACCATATAAGTTGATTGGTGTGAGGTGAAACGCTTTAACATCTTCTTAATGAAATCCATTTGCTCAGCATCATCTTGTGCAGCAGGTGGAACCTTTGCCACTAAAACACCTGTTGCAGTGCGCTCTATACCCATTGCCAATATTTTCAGGTAGAAATCTTTTCTCATGTAGTTGCCATATACAGGGCGCAACATGCTTGTACCTTCGTAGTTATCCCCTTCTTTCTTGAAGGTAATAGGCATAAGGTTTGCACCGTCAATTTTAACATCAACACCTAGATCACCTTGCGCCAATTGTCGTACATTCTTGATAGAACCGTTCTTGTTTAAATTCCATTCGTAAATTGTCTTTTGTGACCGATAACCTATATCTCGTACACCTACATAATTGCCCCATTTTGGATGATCCATAACAACTTTATATACAGGCTCAAACAATGAAAAACCAAACTCAATAGATGTTAAAGCCTCCGTGATGAACTCCCTAAAACTTTTGCTCTTAGATCCATCTGGATAACCCATATCTTCAAATAAACAGAACTGAACAAACTTAGCAATTTCTTGCTCTTCATCTGTATCATCTACAGCTTCCACACCCCAATTTGCAGCAATGATAGGATTCTTTACAGCTGATAAAAGCATTTGCACCTGATAATCTGAACGCCTCATTTTGTCGAAAACGTCCATTCCTTCAGGCATAGTTGCGAACTTTGATAAATATTCCTCAGCATAGGAGCCTGAAAATATTTCAATACCAGTAGTACCTTCATTAACAAAATGCTCAGGTGATTCCGAACTTTTACCGAAAATGTTTTTTAAGAAATCCTGTATAGCCATATTTTACCTACCATTAAAAATATATTTATTCGTCAAAAAATAATTTGTTTAGTTTACCAACGCCACCACCAACCCAATTTAAGAATTGTGAAGTAGAATCAACCTGATCATCATGGGGCGCATTAGGGAATAAAACCATCTCATCAATGTAATCTTGAACCCACGTTGCGCCCTTCTTTAAAAATACTTTACCATCTTCTACAAGTGGACTACATGTAGAAGCTCTTATTATCTTATCACCTTCTGGTTCAATTGCTACAATATTAAATGTTGTACTATTTTTCATATCCTGTATGAGCGATTGACCACTTGATTTATCTTCTACTAAATTACTTAGCAATTTATGCCCCTTATAAACTTCATCCTTGCCTTTCCAATATTCCGCAAGATTCCTAAACTCCCTTTTCAATCTAGGGTATAACATTTTATCTCTTACCACCTGAAGCAAGTCATAACCTGCATCATGTTCACCCCAAACAGTTGCAACAGATGGATCATTTAATTGATTTGCTTTACCTGCTGTATCCCATGAAATAACTATACGCTTATACTTTCTGTAATGGGTATACCAGCCGAAATCATCTTCATTAAATATTGAACCACCTGCATCTACAGGGTTTTGTTGATACAATGATTCAAAGTTTTTCGTACCTTGCAACCTTTTTCTTGCAAGAATAAACTCTAATGATTTTAATTCTGGAAATAAAACCTCACCTTTTTTTCTATGTTTTTCATCTTCTGTTGCTATTGCGGCATATTTTAGAACCCTAATATTATCAGGCTTGCTTTTAATAAGCCTACCAGTAGGATCATCAACAGACCATCTTGTATTAATTATCAGCAGCCCAGCATTCTCAGAAAAGCGTGTAAAAAAATCATCTGCAAACCACTCCCATGTTTTATCTTTTATCGTGTCGCTTTCTGCTGCCTCCCTTCCTTTCATGGGATCATCAATAATGCCAAAATCCAAACTCTCACCAGTAATTGAGCCTAGAACTGTTGTATTTCTAAAAGAACCCTCTTCACCTAGAAACTCTATCAATTCCATGTTAACGGTATAATCTTTATCTTTCCGAGTAGGGAGTTTAAATCTAGGGAAAATTTCTTTATATTCCTCAGATCTCATTATTCTTTTTAAGCGTAGGTTTGCACGAACACCCAGCCTTTTTGAGAATGATGCAAATATTTGTTTTAGGTGCGGATGCTTGCCTATTACCCATGCTATGAAGTCAATTATCTGAACTGATTTACCATGCTGAGGCGGTGCCTCCATAACAAGTATAGGCTTCTTACCAGCAATCATATCATTTAAGAATTGCTGCAACTCAGCTGCAACTTCTAGCTGCCACCAGCCCACTTTCAGATTTTTATTTATACGAGTTCTAAAAGTCCAGAAACATCTTCTTGCCTTAGCATTCTGAATCCGTTTCTGTTCCTGCCCTAGATTCAACTTCATCAGCTAACTTATTTACAATTTTTTCATATGATTCAAATTCTTCATCACTTAATATATCAAGGTTTACTTCCTGTTTTTCAACAGCCTCTGTTTTGATCTTTCCGCTTTGCTCAATAGCTTCTTTTAATCCTAGATCCCTAGCTATAATGTTTGCATTCAGCATGTTAGCAGCCGCCCCTGTGAACTTCTGTGTGCGTATTACTTCATCAGCCCACTTAATGACTTCAGGAAAATCTTTCTTACTTTCACTTTCGCTTGTACGCCATTCACACCATGTTTCATGCGTTATGTCTAAAAAGATACACAAACCGCCTATTGTCATTGCACGCATCTTTTCAACATCACCAGTAATAACACCTTCCTTAGTGGAAAATATACGCTGCTCAAGCAAAGGATTATCTTCAACCCATTCAAAGTATTCAATGCAAGCTTCCCTTAACTTATCAGCATCTTTAAATATTAGATCCCTTCCGTGTTTACTACGTAGCTTCCAAAATTGGTTTCCAATTCTCTTATCTGTCATTTTATTGAATCCCCTTTGTTAATTTTTTTATTTGAAACTTTAATGCAGCTATTTCATTTTCTTGATCTGATATTGTTTTTTTTAAATTATCTGCATATCTTTTATATTGTGCATCTTCAGCTTCTTTAATGCTGATCCTATTCATATCAAACAGGTATTGTTGAAAGTTTCCATATGTAAGATTTGTTATTATAGTTCTTAACCTTCCCCAGTCTTTTATTTCCCCTTTTTTCCACCTATCAGCAATTAAACGCATTTCATTAACAAATTCTCTTGCCAGTTCATTACTCCATCGCTCGCTTTCTTTATCCATTAGTGCAACCTCTTATTCTTGTTGTTATCAACTGTGCTATTTTGAAGATCTTGTTCTTCAATAAGTAGTTCTTTTTGCATTCCTAAAGAAAATTGTTGTATCGCCCTCACAAATTCCTTTGCTTCTTCAGGGCTTCTTTTTTGAGTGTTAAAAGCATGTAGCAAGTGGATAACACTTGCATATTGACCGGCTCTTGTTGCATAAGATGTAGCCAAATACTTTACATACTCTAAATATTTTTTTTCTTCATCAGTCATTTTCTTTACCTTCTACGCAAACAACACGCCCCATATGTGATACAACATCACCTTCACAAGTTACTGCTGTGTAAACTGTATGCGTTAAAACCAACACACAACCAACAAGGAAGCCAATAATAAACAAACCTTGAAAGATCTGCCCACCGGTAAACATTCTTTTTTTATTTTTCATTTTCTCTTCTTTTTTATCTTTATTATAA